TAAGCAATTTGCCTAAGCAAAAAGGTAAGCAAAATGTTATTTTTGCTTGAAGATTTGCCTAAGCAAATTGCTTAAGCAAAATTTGTTGTATCCGTATGTTTACATATCAAACCACTAATATATAGCTGATTATCAGTTTGTTATAATGCAAACGGCTTTTGTGATGATTTGCACAAAAAACACTTTTGCTTAAGCAAATTGCCTAAGCAAAACTTAAACGGGGGTATATATATAATATAATATAATATAATATAATAATAAGAAGATTATATATTAATAATAGAGTATATATAGGGGATTGTTAAGGGGAAAAGAAAAAGCGACACTGTTTAAAGTATCGCTTTATTTTTCTAACATCTTACCTTTTCCAGTAAGAAGCCATTTTGCGCTAACACCATATTCAGTAATCAAAGGAACCAGCCAAAATGGTTGTAGTAAGTTTCGTGTAGGATCTTTACGAAGTAACTCCATATTTCGCCTATCTACACCGTTGGGATCACAATAGCTTCTCACGCTTTTTATCTTACCCATTGCCACAAGAGCATCAAAGGCTTCAAAGAAACGGTTTGCAATAGGTCTGTTAGCTTCTGCATTATTCATTATCTTAGAATTTGGTACTTCAAAAAATCAACTTCATTTTTCAAATTCACCAGGTAATCTGTAGGCTCATTATTAACCTTTGCTTTATCAATCGCTTTAAGAAGGCAATCTTGAACACTGAAAATGCTATCTACGTTTACGGGTAAACCTACTGTATAAGCCAAGAATTGCTCTCTGTACAATTCTATTACAAGTTTGCTATAATCTTCCATACTCTAATATTTAATCTGTTTAAAGCCAAATACTATACGGCATCTGCACATTTTGCAACATCTTCCTGCTGGGCATTCATTTTTTTGCTTACCTCTAACAATGCTTCGAGGCGACCTATTTCTCTATTTAACCGTTCTATCTCTTTTTCTTTCTCGGTAATCATAGAATAGGGTGCTATCAGCTTCTCGTTCATTAGCTGTATTAGCTGCCTGGAAAAAGCGTCTGCACCAGCAAACAGAATATCTGTAGATACTTCCATTTTTTCAGTCTGTGAATGTTGTTTTGGCGCAATGGTTTTAGGCTTATTTTCTATTGGCTTTATCTCTTCTATATTATTGGTAATATAACTGCAAATATTACCAAATTTCCTTTCTAATATTTCAATTTTGACGGGTGGTAAATCCCTTCTGCCATTCTCTACGTTGGCAATAAAGCTCTGCCCACATGAAAGAAGTTGAGCTAATTCTTTCTGTGTGATTCCTTTTTCTTTCCTAAGTCTTTTTAAATCAATCATTTATTGACTTTTTAAAATATAACATGATAATATTCCTTGAAATATTACTAAAATATTACGATATTTATTTGGTAATATTACCAATGTTACATATATTTGCAACGTAATAAAAGTAATAACACCACAAATATAGGCAAAATAACCTATAGGAGTGATAATATTTCAAATGAAAATGAGCGAATTAACAGAAAAAGACTATCCTACTTTTACGCAAATGTATAAGAATTTGCCCGAAAGAAGTAGTATCAAAGCTCCTAAAACTGAATTTGTAGAAAAGGTGGCTAAGATTACTAAGAAGTCCGTAAAAACCGTGCGGTGTTGGATCGCTGGAACACAAAAGCCGGATGCGTTGGCGCAATCTGTTTTAGAGAAAGAGTTTAAAGTTCCTGCTAAGTATTTATTCCCTGAAGCATCGTAATATGAAACCTATCGAATTTTACACCACACCAGAAGGCGAAGTTACTATGCGTCCTTTAGGTGAAGCGGAAAGGCAACTTAGAGAAAGTGATACTGAGTTTATCCAGGCTTTCTTGGAAATACTGAGAGAATTTTATACTGAGGCTTATACGGCTTTAATGGAAATTTACTCAAAGAGTTCTGAAAATAAGCGTTACCGTGATTTTTTGGCTGTACGGAGATTTATAAAGTGCAACTTTGGTCTATACGATAATGTGATAGATATTGATGAGAACTGGAATTTCCGTTTTGAATTTGTCGGGTGTCCTCTACGTGGCGAGTGTAAAAGCGATAAGATCATTTGCGCCCCCAAATTTAATTCAAAGCTATCAGATAGACAGCTTGAAGTGATGAGGCTGCTTTATGAAGGCAAATCAGATTCAGAAATAGCAGACAAATTATTTATCTCTTTGAATACCGTTAATAATCACCGAAAAAACAGTTTTAGAAAAGTCGGTGTACACTCGTTCCCTGAGTTTATGCGGTATGCTATGCAAAACAACTTATTCAAATAACAATAATGCAACATTGATATGAGTTCGGACACGTTTTTAAATTTGGTTGGTTGCTCCATATTCGGTGCTTTAGGGGTTACTTGCCTGGTATGTGCTATTGCGTTCTCAGCTTCGCACCAACTTCTATTTACGGCTATGTGCTTCCTGATGTTCTATGTACTTTATACAGATAACCAGTACAATACAGAAAGCGTACAGCACTATTTCAGAAAAATGTTGAGGGCTAAAAGATTACGGAAAAGGAAATGTAGATAATGGGTATTGTACTGGAGCTATACGAGCTTAAAAATCTCTGTAAAGATATGGCTGAGCTTGGAGCTGCCAATTATGCAAAAATGGTATTTCCGGCAAAAGATCTTATTTCCCAAAGGGAGGCTTATAAATCATTCGGTGAGGCTCGTGTAAAACGGTGGGTACGCCAGCAACTTGTACACCCTACAAGGAATGGGGCAGAGAAACGCTCCAAAATACTATACTCCAGAGCTGAATTATTAACTATCGAAAAGACAGAGAAAATAGACACTTATATAAACAAATTATGAAAGAAGTATTCTTAAAGAAATTGATCCTAAAGAATTTCAAGAAAATTCAAGATCTAACAGTAGAGTTTACAGATAAAAATACCTTTATCTGTGGTGGAAATGGCACAGGAAAGACAACGCTTCAAGATGCGTTCTTGTGGCTGTTATTTGGGAAGGACAGCACGAATAGGGCTGATACCAACTTTAACATTAAAACGTTGGGAGAAGATGGAAAACCAATCTTACACCTTGTACATAGCGTAACTGGTGTATTGTCTATCAATGGTAGAGATGTTGAACTGCAACGTAACTATGTTGAAAAATGGGGAAGTGGTGTAAACGCTGGTGTCCTTCAAAACCATGCTACAGAGTTTTATTTGAATGGTGTAAAACTCAAAACGAAAAAGGAGTATGATGCGGAAGTAGCAGCGATCTTGCCGGAAGATGTTTTTAGAATGATTACTAACCCATTATATTTCCCGACCATGAAGGCGCAAGATCAGAAAGCTATGTTGCTTGAAATGGCTGGTAACGTTACGAATGAGGAAGTAGCCAATATCAATCCAAAGTTTCAAGAGCTGATTAGTCTTATTTCAGGCAGAACCTTAGAGCAATTAGCAAAAGAAATAGCCTCTAAGAAATCAGCTATCAAAGATGAGTTAAAGGGTATTCCTGGTAGAATTGATTCGGTACGTGATGCAATGCCTGAAAGTGAGGACTGGGCGGTTTTGGAGAAGGAAATAGCCGACAAAAAAGAGAAAATTAAAGATATTGATAGCCAGTTAGCCGATAAAAGCAAACAGATAGAAGCAGAGTTCAAAGCCAAATCTGAGTTGCAAAAGCAAATCGGGAACAAAAAACTTGCCAAGTCGCAAAGAGAAAATGAGATAAGACAAAATGCCAATAAATCCTACCATGACGTACTGGATAATATTTCAAAGCTGGAATATCAAGTTAAAAGCAAGGATGCTGAAATATCCCGTAAACAAGAGGATCATTCTCGTATCAAAGCTACTATCGAAGCTCTAAATAATGATTTGGAAGTATTGAGAGGTAAGTTCTATGCCATAGATGCGGAAACGTTACAGTACCCGGAAGGAGCTTTTATTTGCCCGACTTGTAAAAGAGAGTTGGAGGTAGAAGATATTCAAGCCAAGCAACAAGAATTACAGGACAACTTTAATCTCAACAAGGCAAACCGACTGAAAGCAGTGCAAAATGAAGGCAAGGAAAAAGCTGCAAAAGTTGAAGAGCTTAAAAAGCAGTGTTCAATTATTCAAGCTGCTATAACTCAGTTGAGTAACGAGAAAGAAATATTGGTGCATAATATCAATGAATGTAAAGGGAATATGCCGGAAGAACAAGATACACAAAAGATCATTCTTTCCGATCCTACCTGGCTTTCTCTCAGTAATGAAATCGTAGATCTTGAAAACCAGTTAAAGGCAGAAGCCAAACCTATAGACACAACAGAGTTGAAAGAAGCTAAGGCTATTCTTTCTGAGGCTATAGATGAGCTGAATAAGAAGCTGGGTAAACGTGATACTATAGAACGTTCCAATAAAGTTATTGAGGATCTGGAGGATAGAAGAGATAAAAACAATGAAGCTCTGGCAGAACAAGAACGTTTGGAGTTTTTGGTACAAGACTTCCAGAAAGAAAAAGACAACAAGTTGATGGAACGTATTAACGGAATGTTCTCTTTGGTTAAGTTCTCGTTTATTAGCGAAAAGTTGAATGGGAATGAGGCTATAACCTGCTTTTGCTCTGTAGATGGTGTGCCGTTTGCCGATGTAAACAATGCTTCAAAAATCAATGCTGGGCTGGATATAATAAACGCTATATGTCGATCTGTAGGTATCACAGCACCCATTTTCATTGATAATCGGGAAAGTGTGAACGATCTTATACCTACCATGTCGCAAGTAATAAACCTCGTGGTTAGCAAAGATAAATCTTTGATGATACGTGTTGCCGGAAATGGAACAATGGAAGAATACAAACAACTTTAAATAATAATTTTATGACACAAGAAAATTCAAGTGGTACACAAGTAGTTAGTACCCAATCAACGAAAATGCCAGCACAGGCAAAAAAAATAGATGTGCTGAAAACTATGCTTAACGCTCCTTCTGTAATGGAACAATTTAAAAATGCGCTGTCTAAGAATGCTTCCACATTTGTTGCTTCCATTATTGATCTATACAACTCGGATTCAAATTTACAATTATGCGAGCCGAAAGCGGTTGTAGCGGAATGTCTGAAAGCTGCTGTTTTGAAATTGCCAATTAATAAGGCTTTGGGGTACGCTTTCATTATCCCCTTCAATAACAGCAAAAAAGTAGATGATTTGGACGAAAAAGGTAAGCCCAAAATAGGCTCAGACGGTAAGCCTATCCAAAAGTATATCAAGGTTATGGAGCCAACGTTTCAACTGGGGTACAAGGGTTATATTCAGCTTGCGGAAAGATCCAATCAATACCGTACCATTAACGCAGATGTCGTTTTTGATGGTGAAGTTCGTAAAGTGAACAAACTTACTGGCGAGATCGCTTTTGACGGAGAAAAGAAGTCTGATAAGATCATAGGTTACTTCTGCTATTTTGAATTGCTTAACGGCTTCTCTAAGACGTTGTACATGACTGTTGAACAAATGGCTACCCACGCCAAACGCTACTCCAAAGGGTTAAAGAAGGAAACAACCGTAGAAAGCCTTATGAAACTTGCCGAGCTGCCTTTCTCGGCAGACAGTAAAACCGTTGGATGGCTCGGTAATTTTCATGGGATGGCTATCAAAACCGTTATCAGAAATTTACTTAGTAAATACGGCTATCTCTCTATAGAAATGCAACAAGCATTTGAAAATGATGTTGAGGGTGCGGAAGAGCATACAGACGCTATGCCCACAATGGGAACACAACGTTTTGATGTATCAGATGTTAGCTTTGAGGAAGTTTCTAATACCAGTGCCAATACTGCAACGGCTTCCAATGAAAATAAGCCAGGTTTCTAATGGGAATGGAATTAAGAGTTTTGGGCAGCTCGTCCAGTGGTAATTGCTACATACTGGATAACGGCAATGAGGCTTTGATTATTGAGGCTGGAATACGTTTCATAGACGTAAAAAAGGCTTTGGATTTCAATATTCGCAAAGTCGTAGGCTGCTTAATAACTCATCAGCATAACGATCATGCTAAATATGCTAAGGCAATGGTAGATTGTGGCTTTCATGTATTGGCTCTTCCAGAAGTGATAGAAAGCAAGGAATTGAAAGGTTCCAGAGTAAAAGCCATTAAAACAGGATCGGGCTATCTGCTTGGTGGTTTTCGGGTGATCCCCTTCCCTGCTTTCCATGATGTACCTTGTGTTGGCTATTTCATTAAGCACCCGGATTGTGGTAGTATTATGTTTTTAACGGATAGTTGCCAGTCTGGATATACTTTTTCTGGATTGAATCATATATTGATTGAATGTAATTACTCTGATACAAAACTGATAGAAAGCATTAATGCCGGGCGTGTCCTTCCTACACAAAGAAACAGATTAATGGTTTCTCACATGGAGCTGGAAAGTTGCAAACAAGCTCTAAAAGAAAACGATTTGAGCAACGTTGCAAACATAGTTCTTTTACACCTCTCATCTAATAACAGCGATGAGCATTTATTTGTATCTGAGGTGCAAAAAATTACTGGAAAGGCGGTTTATGCTGCTAAACCAGGTTTGAGTATAACCTTAAACAATTTTTAGGTATGATACAAGGATTTTCAGAGCAAACAAAACCTCTAACCGATTATGAGGACAAAGTTATTCTGCCTCTCATAGTACAAGGGCTTCACGGTAAGGTAGGTAAATATAAAGCGATTACAAATAAAGCGATGTGTTCGGCTTTAAAGTCTTATGGGTGTAAAATTGATAGTCCACGAATAAGAAAGATTATCAACCATATTAGACTTTCGGGTATGGTGATTGGGCTGATCGCCACAAGTGAAGGCTACTATATCGCAGAAACACGTAAGGAGCTGGAAGATTACCTGAGAAGCCTTGAAGGTAGAGAAGGAGCTATACACGCAGTTAGAAAGAGTTTAGAAAAACAGCTACAGCTATATGACAAATAAAGTTTTGATAGAAAAGAAGGGTGGGCTATTTAACCTTAGACCGTTATACGACTTGTTTTCTCATTCGGTAGATGGGATTTACCAGGTAATAGTGAAAAAGGTTAGGAAGCCACGTTCCAACGATCAAAACGGCTGGCTATGGGGGTGTATCTATCCAATGCTGTTAGATGGGTTGCTTAATGCCGGATGGGAGTTTACAAGCGTGGAACAAGTACACGAGTTTTTTAAGGCTCAAATGACTAAAGACAAAGTAGTAAACAAGCATACGGGTGAGATTATAGAGTTTCCCGGATCAACTGCAACAATGGACACGTTAACATTCTCAACATATTGCGAGAAGCTCAGAGAGTATGCTTTGGAATACTTGAATATAGAAATACCTGATCCCGATCCTAACTGGAGGAAAGCCGATGAAGAAAATACCTAATCACTTGGTAAATGAGCTTATCCGGCTTATTCCAGTGCTAATAGAAAATATCCCACACGAAGGTAGAAGTACCAGAGTGGATAATGCGATACGATTAACTAACAAAATTGTCAAACGATTAAAATCTTTAAAAGATGAAAGTAATTGAAATTACTGAGATTGAAGTAAAGGCAGCTTTAGACGTTGCTAAAAGTGAAGAAGTGAAAAACGTGTTGGTAGCCTTGTTCTGCAAAGGTGAAAAGAAACCAACCCCTACCCTTGATGATTACACGACAATCCGAAGTTATGAGGATGCGTGTGCTGCTTTAAAGTGTTCCCCTATTGATGAGAAGGCTTTGCGTTCTGCTGGAGTAAGAAAAGGGATTATTGCCTTAATCAAACTTGAAACAATCAGTCGGGCTTTGTGGGGTAAGAATTACCAGCCTAAACCGGATGCAAGCGGTAACAGCCGTTTCTATTTCCCCTGGTTTGCTTTGTGGACTGAGAGAGAAATCAAAGAAACAGAAGGGCTTGTGTATATTCCAATTATTGACGCTCTAAACAATCGTGCGGGCTTCGGTTGTGCGTATGCGTATGACTCCCCCTCGAATGCGCGTGCGAATGTCGGCTCTCGGCTTTGGCAAGAATCAAGAGAGAAAGCAAAGTATTTCGGGCAGCAATTCATTGAATTGTGGTTTGATTATTTGATGTTTAATGTAAAGAAGGTGCAAGAATGACAACAATATTTTATATACTGATAGCCTTCTGCCTTTTCTTTGAAGTGCTGAATTTGGCAGCTTGCAAAAAAGTTTTCGCTGCTGTGGAAAAGTATAAGGACAAAAACGATCTCACTGAGATAAGCCCGGTTTTCGCTGTTTGGAGAATGTGCAACTGGATCTACCTTATATTGTGCTTCATAGGTTTAATAAGCTCTCAATGGATAGGTTTTCTTGCATTGATTGTTTTAAGCCTTATCCCTAAGAAATGGTTTACATGGAGAATTATAGATAACATATTAGGAATCGCAATCTTACTGTTTGTTCTCTTGAATAAGTACCACTTTCAAATAGACTTCAATTCATTAATAATCAAACTTATTTTGCAATGAAAGATATAATGTTGGCTGATACTCCAGTGGAGCAAAGAGCGCAAATTTTACGTGATAGCTGCGATGAGGTCGTAGAGAAAAGTTATCTCTCAAAGTTCTCTCAGGAAGAAACTAATGAGCTTCGGGCTAACCTTGTAGAAGTTCAGATACAGATGCAAGAACTGACAGAAAATTTTGATGTAGTTAAAGCTGACTTCAAAGGAAAAATGAAGCCACTGCAAGAACGGATCGGAAAAATGCTTGATGATTTGAGAAAAGGCGGTGAGTACATTAAAGGTGAGTGCTACAAGTTCATAGATCAAGACGAAGGAAGAGTAGGTTACTATACGCCAGACGGTTATTTGCTGGAGGAAAGACCTATGAAGCCGGAAGAAAGGCAGAAAACAATTCAAATGGCAGTGCGCTTGACTGGCACAGATAATTAATTTATTAACATCTTAATTTTTTAAATATTATGGAAGAAAAAAACAAAGGTTTGAACATTAACATCGAACATTACACTGGAGAGAAACCTATTGAAGTAGTTTATAGACTTGGTGACGCTGCACAAGCACAACAACCGCTTGCAACCAAAGCCCCGGAAAAGATCAGTGTTTCCGGCACTATCTCCACTCCGTATGAATGGCTTTCAAAGCGAATAGATACTGTAGATCAGAAACGTGCAAATGTCGTTGTGAATCGTGAGAAAATGACAATTCAGCTCACTGTAAACGAAGATGATTATTACAATAAAAACACATTCACTGGTACGGTTGAAGTATCTGAAACGTTTGAGAAGTTCGGTATTAATGATGGTGAAAAGGGCTGGATCCCTGCCAAATTAGGACAATTCTTGCGTCTGAATCGTGGTTTGTTTGAAGATAAAGAAAAGTGCATGGTACTTGTTTCCAATCTCAAAAACTTCAATGCAAAAGCAAAGGCAGAGATTGAGAAACAAAGAGATCCTTCTGGTTCCGTTGCTGATGTTTACCGTTGCCAGGTAGAAAGTAATTTACCGAAGAGCTTTACCGTAAACATGGCTATCTTCAAGGGAACTGCAAAACAGCCCATCGAAATTGAGTTCGATCATTATCTGACAAATGGAGAAGTGTTTTTGCAACTTGTTTCGCCAGGAGCAAATGAAGTGATGGAAAGTTACAGAGATAAGTGTATTGATGAAGTGCTGGATAAGATCAAGGATATTGCCCCCGATATTGCAATTCTGGAAGTGTAACCGTTCAAACATGATTATAGGAAAGCTGGGAATTATCCCGGCTTCCTTAAAAATTCTCTCTATGGCAAGAAAACAAGAAACTCCTATGCCTTTCTATGTTGGCGATTGGTTGAGGTGTCCTGAATTAAGGGTACTTCCACCAGACGTTAGGGGCTTGTGGATGGATATGTTATGCTATATGTGGGAAAGTGTAGAACGTGGTGTTATGGTTATGCCAAACGGACAGCCTTGTACGAAAGAAGATATAGCCCGTATCATAGGTACGGATTGCTCAGGATCTTCTAAATGGGTAGATTCTTTGATAGAAAACAAGGTGTGTGAAGTTCGGGAAGATGGAGCTATTTATAGTAGGCGTATGGTAAAAGACAACCTGATAAGTGAGAAAAGAAGGCTGGCAGGTAAGAAAGGGGGTGAGATCACTAAGGCAAGGGTTTTCATTCCAAAAGCAGAAGCAGAAACGATCCTACAAGAGCAGCCCCAACAACCGCAACAGGAAGTTTTACTGTTTCCACAAGAAAGCCCACCACCTTTAACGCCAGAGCAGCAAAAAAAGGCTGAGAAGGCAAAAAAATACAAGTATGCTGAGTTCGTAACACTAACAAGGGATGAATACGCTAAGTTATGCGCTGAATATTCTGAGGAAGGAGCCAAACGGATGATTGAAATACTTGATAACTATAAAGGATCAAAAGGGAAAAAGTATAGTTCTGACTATAGAGCCATACTAAACTGGGTAGTAAATAGATATAACGAAGAAATACAAAAGTATGGATATAAACATAAAGAATCAGCTTCAAAAGATCCTGGATCGGCAACTGGAAACGACTACAGAAACACGATTTAGAATAGAAGGATATTCTAAGGAAACGGTTCAGGAAATGCTGCTTATGTGCTATCAGCATGAGGTGCGCAAAAGGCGTATTCCGTTTCAGGAAGATAAGGAAACACTGGAGAAAATAGAAAAGGCTGCAAAATGGCTTACTGGCGATTATAAAGTAGGATTGCTGCTATATGGAATAGTGGGATCCGGCAAATCTACTTTAGGCAAGGCGATTTGTAACCTTATCGGTATTCTACACAATAGCTCCATATCCAGTGAGCGAAAAGGTGTATTCCGGGTTTCAGCTTTGGATTTGGCAAAAAATGTGGCTAATGATCCTATGTACTTCAATAAGCTCAAAAATCAAGAACTGCTTTTTATTGATGATATAGGAACTGAACCAGCAAGTGTAAAAAGTTGGGGTAACGAGTTCTCACCAGTGGTAGAACTGCTTTATGCCAGATATGATAGACAGTTATTCACTATCGCAACTTCCAATCTCAAAGATTCCGATTTTGGGGAACGTTACGGTATAAGAATAGCTGATCGGATGGAAGAAATGTTTGAACGGCTGCACTACAGCCAAAAAAGCTATCGAAAATGAGATTTGCGCTCAGAAACAAAACAAAGCTCATTAATGCTTTCGGTGAAGCGTATTACAACGAACTTATTGCAAGCATTAATAGCTTTCAATCTAACTACACGCCCGATTGCCATTATTGGAACGAGGCGATACAAAAAGAAATGCTGGATATGCCAAGTAGTACCCACCCGGATAAGACATTTTCGTTTGCCATTGTGAGCGAAATGTGGGATGTGATAACGCTTGCTTATTATTCAGAAAGTAATACACCAAGTAAATAATAAAGCTATGCAACACCAAAAATCAGAAAAGAAAAAAGTGGTTGTGACCTTATGCCGTGTATTCCCAGTTACACATTCTTTGGCTGGAAAGCCTACAGAGTTTGAGGGCAAACTAAAAGAGCATAAGAAGATACATACTATACGCTACAATAAGAATGGCGTGTGGGATAAGAGATATAAAGATATTGCATCCGGCAAAAAATATCTTTCAGTGCGTGAATGGACGGGCAGACCGTACAACTCTGAGCAGAGAGAGTTTGCCCAGTATGATAAAATAGGTCTACAGCACATTACTATGACCTATGGTGTTGATGATGCCGTTCCTCAGATATGGATTGATGGTAAACAAATTCCCATTGAAATAGTGGCAAAGAATGATGGTCTGACAGTTGAGCAATTTGTGGAATGGTTCTTTGGTGAATCAAAAAGTAACGTGTTTGAGGGCGTTGTGTTACACTTCACTTCATTTAGGTACTGATATGGGAAAAGATGATATAAAGTATTGTAGTGAGTGCAAATATTACTGGTGCGAGCCTAAGTCAATGCAGATGTATTGCTATAAACTGGCGAAGCGGATAACGGCAAGAAAGAAGTTTTGTAAGCACTATGAACTAAATAAATGACAGTAGTATGGAAACGAATAAAACGAAGAATACAGACCTATTTTTGATTGACCCCCGTAATATCGTGGTTGTGGACGGTTTCAATGTAAGACGTGATTTTGACCTTGACGAACTGAAAGAGCAAATAAAGGCAAAGGGTGTCTTAAATCCTCTGACGGTTATAGCCTTTAAGGATGATGAGGGCAACGAGAAATATAAATTGGTGGATGGTGAACGCAGGTATAGGGCTACCATGTTGGCTATATCCGAGGGTGCGGATATTCCTTATGTTCGTGCCATGAAAGCCCGAAAGGACGCTTCTACTGAAGAATTGTATATTCAACAGATGATGCGTAACGAGGGTAAGAAATTTACCGAATACGAGTGCGCTATCATGTTCAGACGTTTCAAAGAAGAATTTGGATATAGCCAAGTTGAGATAGCGGATAAGTTCAAGAAAAGCCCGGCTTTCATAAGCAAATGCCTTTCCTTGTTGGATTTGCCCCCGTACATTCAAGAAAGGATTATGAAAGGGGAATTGTCGGTTAAGGCGGCTAAGGAGATTGCCGCCAATTATGGAAGTGAGAAAGAACAAGTAAAGGCTGCAAAGTCGGCTGTGGATAACGCCAAAGAAAACGGTAGGGTTACAGCTACCAATAAGGAGGTTCTTAATTCTCTGAAAGATTCTAAAGAAGCAAAAGCCATTGCGGAAGCTCTGAGAAAGGTTTGGGCTTATTTGGATGGTGAGGTTATCGTGGACGTGGATAAGCTGGCAAGGCTATTGGATAAGACGGAAAGCCTTAGCCAAGCGATGAGAGAATACAAGAAAGGGGGCATAAAATGAAACTGAGAAAAGAAAAGGAACAAATACCTGCGGATTTCCGCAAACAAATGTATGAGAACTACAAAGCCAATATGACTTTATACGGTAAACCAATTCTCCCGTACAAGCAATGGCTGAAAGACGTGTTTAACACTAAATTACCTTGTTGTGGTAAATAGATGGCATGAAAACGCTGATGATTGATATAATGCTGAATGACCGCTTTTATGCGGCTTTCAGATATAAGTATTGCCCAGCTTTCAAATTCGACATTGAGGATATGACTAACAAGGTTTATGAGCGATACCCCACCCTGCGAAAAAGGGCTATGAATGGCGAAAAAGTAGTATTTGCATTTTAATGATTTGAAGATATGGAAATTAAAAAGAAGATAGTAGTGCCTACGGGCGAAATATATACCGCTATAGGTGAAAAGGGAATGTTGGAGTTCCTTACGGTTGGAGATTATGGTAAGAACGCTAATATCAAAGCGGACTTTTTGGGGATTACCCGTGATTTGAACGGTGTACCCAATGGCGAGCCGATGCCTCTTACTGAAAAATGGGTGATTACCATTTCCACACAGTACGGTTGCTCTATGGGCTGCAAGTTCTGCGATGTTCCAAAAGTGGGTATTGGGAGAAATGCCACTTTTAATGATTTGAAAGGAGAAGTGCTAACGGCTATCAAGCAACACCCGGAAGTGAAGCACACGAAACGTCTAAACATACATTATGCACGTATGGGAGAGCCTACATGGAACGCAAATGTGTTACTTCATGCAATCAGTGTAAAGAAGGACATAGAGCCGTTTATAGGCGATTCTTTGGTACACCCGGTTATAAGTACAATGCTGCCAAAGAGAAATAAGAAGCTGGTTGAGTTCTTACATAAGTGGTGTTACTACATAAAGAACGAGCTTTATAAGGGTGATGCCGGACTTCAATTCTCCATCAATACAACGAATGATGAAGAAAGAAATTATCTGTTTTCGGGTAGTTCGCTTTCACTTGGTGAAATATCAGAAATTGGAAAATCGCTGCCTATGCCTGTTGGCAGGAAATATGCCTTAAACTTTGCTTTGGCAGATGATACACATATAGACGGTAAGCGTTTGAGAGAGCTTTTCAACCCCGATAAATTTATGTGTAAGATTACCCCATTGCACCGAACAAATAGCTGTGATGAGAACGATTTGCACACAAGTGGAGGCTATGAGCTGTTTACCCCATATAAAGCCGTGGAGGAAGATTTGAAAGGCAACGGATTCGATGTTATTGTGTTTGTCCCCTCTTATGATGAAGATAACGGGCTTATCACGTGTGGAAACGCTATCCTATCCGGGAAAGTTCCTACTTCAAGTTACCAAGAAACAATATACTGATATGGCTAAAATAGTAGATAACCCCAAAAGGTTTAAGGTGATTGAGTTGAGCCGAAACGAGTTGGCTAAAATTGGCGGTATTGGTATTTGCGATAGATGTAACGGTACTTCTAATACTGGCTATTATGTAGCCGTGCTAAATTGCTGGTTTTGTCCTAAATGCTACAATGAATGGTACGGATGCGCCACTCATTACCCGGAAGATATAAAGATAGAAAACAAAAATTTTGAGTTTTATAAAAATTTATTTGACCTATGAGCAAAGAAGAATTGCAAGCAAAATTGGCGAAAGCCAACGCAGAGAACAAAGGTATGGTGGTTTACCCTGAATACTTCAAGAAGAAAAAGAAGCGTATGCGCCCCGACTTCATAAAGAAGCTGGAAGAAACTGCAAAAGCGGATTTTACCGATGTGGATGATTACGGAGTGTATAAAGTTGGTTCTTTCCTCTATAGGAATGCCTTTGTAACCATATCTAAAGAGGATGGGCTATGGACGTTGCACGTGATAAGTGAAGCCCCGATAGGTTTGCCGCTCATTAAAGAGGTGAGGTACAAGTATCTGCCTAATAACCTTATGATGGCTCAGATTTTCGGAGATAGAGCCGAAGCAAACGAGATTAAGGGTGTTATTCTGTATCAGATTCCCAACGGAGAAATGGAGGCTGAATAATGATTTATGTAGGGATTGATACGGGTGTAAATACCGGGATTGCTATCTGGGATAACCGAAAGCGTTCTTTGGAAATGGTAAAACAAATGCCTATTCATAGGGCTATGGCGGTTGTTCAGTCTTATGCGGATATGCAAAAGACGGGTGTAGGCGATAAAATCATAGTAAGAGTGGAAGATCCACGACAACGCACCTGGTTTGGTACAGAGAGAATGACACGTGAAGAGGAACGGAAGAGGCTACAAGGTGTAGGATCCGTAAAACGTGATGCTACAATTTGGGAAGATTACCTTACCGAACTTGGTGTTGAGTTTGAAATGGTTGCTCCTAAACGGAATATAACAAAGATGAGCCAGGAATATTTCAAGCAGCTTACGGGATGGAAAAAGCAAACCAACGAGCATAGTAGGGATGCTGCCATGTTAGTATTTGGCTTTTAGATGTTTTTTGCTCTTTGTTGGCGTATATATACACCAAAATTTATATCTTTGCATTAATTGATAACATTGATATTATGACTATTACGACAACTATCTTTATAGTAGCAGGTGCTTTAGCGGTATTCATTACCGCTATGCACTTTGCAAATCTTTTCCTACCGTATGATCCGATTACACCAGGTAAATCTATTACCGTATATCTGGATGGTAAGTTTAATAGGGTGGCAACGATCACGAGTATAGAGAACGGTTGTATCTATGTATATGATAAATTCCCGTTGCCATTGCATTATAGAGGAAAATTTTACGCTGTAGGCAGAATGACGGACGGGCATAAGGTTATGTTTTTAGGGAAGCGGAAACTTTATCTGTTGATGCGCTTTGTGGAGGCTTTCAGAAAGATTGCCCGTATTCCTGAATTTGAAAAGGAGGTTTAACATGGAAGAGATAGAGATTGTTTACCGTAAAATCTCGGATCTAACTCTGTTGGATGATAACCCACGAAAGATAAGCAAGAGAGATTTAGAGCGTTTGGTAGATTCCATCCGCATAAATGGTTTCTGGAAGCACCGCCCTATAGCCTTATCTGAGCGTGAAGGAAAGTTATATGTACTGGCAGGACACCAACGGATAAAGGCTGCAAAGAAGCTGAAAATATCGGAAGTGCCGACAATCTTGTACCACAACCTGACCGAAGAGCAGGAAGCGGATATAGTTCTAAGGGATAACATCAACAATGGTGAATGGGATTTTGAAAAGCTACAGCTTGGAGATTGGAGCAACAAGGCTGATTTCTCTTTTATCGGTTTAGATATTCCAGTAGAGGATAAACAGCCGGAAGATGAGGAAGCAGCCGATGAAGAACAAGAGGACAACGAGAAAGAGGAAGGCTCGGAAGATGATCCGATAGCGGATGAAAAAGAGGATTTTTACAGATCCATGCTTAACGATTGTTTGTATGAGAGCAATAATGAGTTTGACATTCCTAATTTGTTGCTGGAAGAACAAGCCGGAAAACTTCTTTTGCCTTTTGCCCCCTGGGGAGCTGATAGCCGATTAAGGAAAGATGTTGCTACTTACCACTTCTATGTAGATGATTATCGCTTTGAAGCTATTTGGAAAGATCCGATCAAGGTGCTAACCAGTGGTGTAAAAGCGTTGGTAGAGCCGAACCTTTCCGTTTACGATACAACCCCGATAGCTTACGGTTTACAACAGATTTACAAGAAACGTTGGATAAGCCGATACTTTCAAGAGTGCGGTATCAAGGTGTACGCAGATCTGAATGTTTCTGTGAAGTTCAAAGAGTATAATAAACTGGGCTTACCAAAAGGGTATAACGCTTTTTTCACTCGTGGCTATGCTGGTCGGTTGGAATATCTGAAAGGAGAGCTTGAAGTAGCCAAAGAAATATCCGGCTTGCAAACTCCTAACTTGCTTGTGTATGGCGGTGGTGATGAGATCAGAAAGTTTTGCATAGATAACAGCCTGGTTTACGTCCAGGACTTTATTAACGATAAAAGTTCAAAAAAAGATGGCAAAAACAAGCGGAAGTAATGGAGGTTTGCCGAATGGCGATTCAAACTACAAAGGTAAGGTAGGCAAACTGGAACCTTTGGCTTCAATTAAGAACCCGAAGGTGTACAAGACTGTAAAAGAAAGTATCTCACGTTTTCACTCTGTTTTGGGAGTAAGACAGAAAGATATTAAGATCGGACAACTGGAGGCTGGTACGGGTGGAGTGCATATTTCCCAAAATGGAGTATCTAAACAAGTCGTTTTGAATAAATCCGTTTTCAATGGGAAAAACACCACAACCCAAAGCGTTGCTAAATGGGCTGAAAAAGGCTACAAAAGCGGACACTTGACGAAAACCAACAAGCCAGTAGCACATATTGTTACTCACGAGCTGGCGCACGCAACTTGGAACAACCATTTAACAAGCCCCAATGCAAAGGCAGCAAGTAAAAGCATAAACAGCCTTTATAAGAAATGGGGTAATGATAAGTCGAAACAAGGTTATGGTAAATATGCCAAAACCAATGTAAACGAGTTCTGGGCAGAAGTATGTACAAAAGCCGTTCATGGTAAGGCAGATAAGTACACAAAAGCAGCTAAAGATATAATCAAGAAGTATAAATTATAACGTATATTTGCGGAAAATGCAATAAAATATTGAGCTATGGATAAAATAGAATTAACCGATTTGCAAAAGCAGCTTATTCAAAAGCAGCTAAATGAAAAGTATGATCCGTTTATGGCTACGGAAGAAGAACAAGAAGCCTTCAATGACGTAATAGACAAAGCCGAAGCATTATCGGATGAGTTGGACGCTGTAGATGATTACATAGACAACTACAACGGTGATATGATAGCCTGGTTTTGGGCAAAGTACCAAGAGCAGGAACAAAAGGAACAATGATAAATTAACCAGGTAAAGAATTAATCAGGTGGGAGTTCCTATCTGATTTTTTCTTTCTTTAATTGGTGTATATATACGCCAAAAACAACGAATAAACAACGGAATGGCACTCTTTGAGAAAGGCAATAACATAGGGAATAGATTCACAAGCGAAAACCAGCCAAAGAAAAATGGTCGGAAGCCCTCAATGTATAAACAGCTCAAAGAGCTTACAGGTAAAAAAGTAGATTATGAGCTGAGCAAAGAGGACTATTATAAAACAATTCGGTTTCTTCTTGAACGCTCCAAAGGAGAGCTAAATAAAATCATGGCTGACGCAAACAGAGAAGATAGCACTACTCCTATTTGGGTGTGTAATATTATCAGTGCAATCTTCACAGATATTCGCTTTGGTCGGACTTCAACGGTTGAAATGATATTCGATAGAATTTTTGGCAAAGCAGCCCAACCGATAGAAGGGGATATAAACGCTAATGTGTCTGGTGGACTGGAGCCGGATCTATCCAAACTTTCAACCGAAGATCTTTTGGTTTATCATGGACTATTAGAAAAGATGAATGGCAAAAAATAAAAACATACAAATACCAATGGCTCTTGCAGTCAAAATAGAGCTGTTTAAACGTGGCTGTTTTGACTTCATTACTGTTAAGGATGGAAAGAAGCACGAAAAGCAGGAAAAGGCTTTGCAGATCCTTACAGACAATGAGCACGCAGAGTTTTTGTATGGTGGTGGTGCTGGTGGTGCTAAGTCGTGGACTGGTGCTGCCTGGCTTCTTTTTATGTGCCTTTGTTATCCAGGTTCCAAATGGTTTATTGGTCGAGCTGAGTTAAAGCGTATTACCCAATCTACCTTAATAACTTTCTATAAGGTTTGTAACCAATACGGAGTAGAAGATACTTTGTACAAATACAATGGGCAGTATAACTATATAGAGTTTTACAACGGATCCCGTATAGATTTGCTGGATTTGATGTATAAGCCTGGAGATCCTTTTTATGAAAGATACGGATCTATAGAATATACTGGCGGTTGGATAGAAGAAGGTGGAGAAGTAAACTTCGGTGCTTATGACACTCTTAAAACTCGTGTAGGTCGCCACTTGAATAATGAGTTAGGGCTAAAACGAAAGTTGTTTATCACGTGTAACCCTAAAAAGAACTGGATGTATGATACCTTTTACACTCCATTCAAGAAAGGTATATTACCTGAGTATATGTACTATCTGGGTTGTTTGGTACAAGAAAACCCCTTCATAGATCCAGACTACATAGAAGGTTTGAGAACAACCAAAGATAAGGTTAAAAGAGAGCGTTTGCTAAAAGGTAATTGGGAGTATGACGACAACCCCAATGCGCTTTGTTCTCACGATGCGATTACAGCCATTTTTAATAATCTGCTATCAATAACCACTGGGAAGAACTATATAACAGCAGATATAGCCCGATTTGGATCCGATTACGCCCGGATTTGCGTTTGGGATGGTTATACGATCATAGACTTAAAATGCTTTCCACTAAGTAAAACTACGGACATACAGAAATGTATTCAACACTTCCAGAAAAAATACAGAATACCTAAATGGCGGTGTATCGCTGATGAGGACGGTGTAGGCGGTGGCGTGGTGGATAATTGCGACATACAAGGCTTTGTAAATAACAGTCGTGCTTTAAAGGATGAGAACTACCAGAACTTGCAAACACAATGCGGTTACAAGCTGGCAGAACACATAAACGCCTCAGAGATTGGGATCAATGAGGAACTGTTAAGCTCGGCAGACAAAGAGCAAATTATCCTTGAACTGGAGCAGTTGCAAACATGGGATGTGGACGGAGAAGGCAAATTAAAGCTAAAACCGAAAGAGGAAATCAAGCAGGAAATTAGATGTTCTCCAGACTGGCGAGATGTGTTTTTAATGCGCTGTTGGTTTGACTATAACGAGTATGATATACCAGATGATATAGAAGCAAGATTAGGAGTTATTTAAAAATTTGAATTATGGGATTTTTTAATGTTATCAAGAATGAGGTAAAAGCTGCTGTAGGTTATCAACAGAATTTTACAGCTTTGTTGGAGGCTAAGGATATTTCAAGAGCCTTAAACTATATGCAAGATCGCTCCGGCTTTGCTGAAAAAGCCTTGCTGGAGTACAAGGTAGAAAACCATGAGGTTATGAAAAGGCAGGATAAAGCCGTTTATGATAAGAAAGGGAATTTTCTTAGATGGCAAAAGCGTTGGAAAATTCCTATCCCCTATCAGTCTTTCATCAATGAAATTGCGCTTGTTTTCTTATATGGTAGACCCGTAAAATGGACGCAAAGAAGCAAAGGTACTGATTATGCTTTTGAGCAATATATAAAACTGCTGGAGCATTTACGCTTCAACGCCAATGTAAGAGAGGCTAAACGTGTTGCTGGTGCTGAGGGTACTTCCGCTATGCTATTTCATGTGTTCCGAAATAAAGAAGGAAAACCAGATGTATTATTGAATGTGTTATCTAAACAAAACGGTGATGATATTTACCTTATCAAAGATCAGTATAAGCGTATGACTGCTTTTGCTTGGGGGTATTATCTGAATGAATCCGGCAATCGGAGCATCTACCATGTGGATATTTACAAAGATGATACGGTTTACTACTGTAAGCGTGTTAGTGTAGGTTGGGAAGTGAAGGCAATCCCTAATGTGATAGGGAAAATTCCCGTTATCCTCTTTGAACAAGAGTTAGAGCATGAAGGAACACAGCCCATGATACACCGTGTAGAAAGCATGGAATCAACAGATGCAGATGTAAATGATAGATTTGCTAACCCGGCAATGGTAGCAACCGCAGAAGTGCTTAACAGCTTGCCTAAAGCAGAAGAAGAGGCAAAACTATTCATTCTAAAGGAGGGTGGCAAGGTTGAATATCTTACATGGGATCAGGCTTCACAAAGCAAGGCAAATGAATACGAACGGCTGGATAAGCATATTCTTTCAAAATCTTTTACTCCTAACATAGATTTTGACAATATGAAGAGTTTGGGCAATCTGTCTGCTAAAGCTATCAGAAAAGTAATGCTGCTTGCAGTGATTAAGGCTGAGAAACGAAAGGAAACCCACGATAATTACATGAATAGAACGGGTAATTTGCTACGTGCTATTCTTGGTAATGTTTTGGACTACCAACACAAAGCCGAATATGAAGCATTACAGTTAGGGCATGAGTTTCAAGAACCATTCGGTGAAGATGTGAGCGATATTCTTGCTGATATATCAAAGCAGTATAACGATGGAGCGATAAGCCGACAAACTTATGTGGAAATGAGCTACCTTATCAAAGATGCAAAAACGGAAATTGAGCGTTTGAAGCAGGAAGATTTAGAAGCCATAGCTAAACAGCAGGAGTTAAACAGAATAGATGTGTTCGGTGGAGGTGAATAATGGCAAATAAAGTAAAACCATCAGAAACAAAGTACCATTGTAGGGATTGCAAGCACTCTTACGACTGGCACGAGAAGGATTATAAAGGTGAGTTCTTCCTTTGTCGGTGTCCTTTCTTCAAATACTCTAAATTCTTAAACAAAGATCACTGTGAACACTTTGAGTTAAAGCGCAATGGCAAAAACTAAATACGTCAATTCCACGCAGCTACAAAAAGAGCTGTTTAAACGTACAGAAGGGTACGCAGCTAATGTACGTGCGATTTATCAAAACTACTTACTCCAGATTATTAACCTGGTAAAAGGTACGGAGTTGGAAGAAGGTAAACCGTTCTCTTTCTCCGAATATGGCTATAGTGATGAGGCTACAGCCATATTTAGAGAAATGTACAGCCGTTTGTATCAAGAAATAAGGAATGACGTGCAAAATGAATGGCTGCTTTCCAACCAACATAACGATGAGCTGGTAAAAAGTGTGTTCGGTGAAAACTCTATCAATGATAACCACTTTGCCCGATTCTTTAAGCGCAATATGGAGGCTATGGACGCTTTCTTTGCTCGGAAAACTGGAGAAGAAGGGCTAAGCCTATCGCAAAAGGTATGGAGGTACACAGGACAATTTAAAGAAGAGCTTGAAAACTGCTTGGATTTGGCTATAGGAGAGGGTACAGGAGCCAACAAGTTAGCTTCCAAAATACAGACCTACCTACAAGATCCTGATCGCTTTTACAGAAGATTCAGAATAAAGGTCGGTGAGGATGAAAACGGAAATACTGTGTATGGTCGTGTATGGAAACGTAGGGTATATGATAAAGAAACCGAAAGTTATAAATGGGTAGATGATAACCCAAAGAAATATCATCCTGGACGTGGTGTATATAGATCTTCATACCGTAATGCCCAACGTTTGGCACGTACAGAAACCAATATAGCCTACAGAACTGCTGATTTTGAACGATGGGGGCAATTAGATTTTATAATTGGCTATGAAATCAAGCTGTCAAACAACCACCCATGCCATGATATTTGCGATGAGCTTGCTGGCAAATATCCCAAAACGTTTAAATGGACTGGTTGGCATCCGAATTGTCGGTGCTACATGATCCCTATTTTAGCTGGTGAAGATGATATAGAGGATATGCTTAACAAGATCCTGGCTGGAGAAGATGAAGAAATAAGCAAGAAAGGGCAAATAACGGAGTTTCCAGATGAATTTGTGCAATGGGTAAAGGATAACGAAGATCGCATGAATGAAGCCAAAACAAAAGGCACTCTACCCTATTTCGTCAAGGATAACTATACGGATATAGAAGAAATCTTGCATCCTCTCACACCTGAGCAAAAACACTACAAAGGGCTGGTTGCTCAATATGGGGAAGAAAACGTACAAAAGCTATATGAGGCTTTCGATTCATTCAAAGCCAAAATCTCTACTGGTGATTTGGAGTACCAAATCAAGAAGCTAAAGTTTGAAGCTAATTGGGTTGAGGAAAAGAATAAATTCCCGACTTCTCCCGAAATGGTGAAAATGCTTAAAAAAGAGCTGGCTATAGTTGAGGCAAAATTTCAATACCAGCAAGCCGTAAATGCTGCCAAGCCTATTTTGAACTATAAAAGCAAGAGTAAACCGTTAAATTCGATTCTGGCAGAACTGAATGAGGCTATAGCCAATGAAGCAACTGCAAATGAGATACAAGCCTTGACAGCAAAAGCGACTGCCAAAATACAAGAGATAGAAAAGGCTCGGCTCGCAAAGCTGGTTAAACAAGGTGCGGACGGATCTACTTTGGATCTTTACGCAACAGAAAAAGAAAAGCTGGAAATAGCAAGGCTCCAATCTGAATATGATAAGGCTATGGATCTATACGGCAGTCAGTGGAATAGTGAAGTAAGTGCCTGTTATGTCCGGCTTGCTGATTATAAAAAGGAGTTGGCTTTAAAATATGTGTCAAAACAAGGCAAGCTGGTTAAGCTGAATGGAGAAACTGAGGAATTGGCAAAAAAAGCACTGGAAGAGTATATAAATGCGCCAGTTAATCATAGTGCTAATAACGCCATCGGTGGACGCTGGCAGAACTATAGTAGTGAAGCTGGAGCAATGGAGCGTTATAGCAAAAAAACGGGTATATCCGTAGATGAGCTTGCTTTGATAAACCGCTATACATACGGCTCCAAGTGGTGTAATAATTACGGTTATGGTATTGTAGATCCGTACTTTGGCAAAATACAAGATTATGGGGGATTATGCCAAAAATATTATCCGGCTTGTAATGCTGCCTTAGAAAAAATGCCTCGCTATAATGGTACTGTATTCTCTGGTATCAGCTTTGACGCTATGAAGCTGGATAAGTATATTCAAGAAATGAAAGCGTGTCTATCATCCGGGCAACCCTATGTAAACAAAGCCTTCATGTCCTCTACTACCAATATTGATAGAACTGCTATCTTTGGAGATAACCTAATGCTGGTTATCAAAAGTAAGAAGGGTGTAGATGTAAAAGCCATTTCCCATTATGCCAGTGAAGATGAAATTGTGTTTCGTGCCGGATCCCGTTTTAAGGTGCTGAATGTTTATCAGGAAGAAACACGAAAATATGGCTTTGGAAAAGGCTGGGTAGTTGAGCTGGAAGAGATATAAGAAAGAGCCATTACCAACGCTGGCAATGGCTCTGAACTGCCCTAAAGCAGCTATCATCAGCTCTCAACAGATGAAAACATACAATTTTACTTCAACAAACTAAATAGCTTCAGTATTTTTTTTGCTCGTTTTTCTGATACAGTTTCAGTTATATAGCCATCTGTAGTGTAAAATCTAACCATCCGAATTTTATTCGTTTTCAACAAAGTATATACTTCATCTGGAATAATATATCTTGTTTTAAGATTAAAATGCTCAATAAAGGTTTTTCCAAGATTTAGACTCCAATATTCAGCAACGGCATCCTCTTCGTTGTTTAATGTAATGATACTATCGTTTTCTAATTTGAGCATTAAATCGGCTCCTTTTTCCATGCTATAAACTTTATCACCGCAATTATAGGTAGTCTTTAAAATTATTGTATTATTAACTTTATGCAAAGCGCAAGTAAAACCATCACTAAAGCTAATGTAATTTGTTTCAGTTATTCGATTACCTGTAAACTCATCTATTTCGTCTTTGACAATTTTTTGAGCATGAATAGAGTTACAAGTTATAAGACACATTAAAAATAAGAATAAATTTTTCATATCGTGCAATTTAGAGGTTAATAACCTATTAAAATTGGCTACCCATAAACCCACAAAAAAACGTGGGCTTACTCTGCACGATCAAGAGGGACGACCAAGTACCCAACAGCCCATACAAGAGTAATGCCCACGCCATAGCGCAGGCATTAGCACATTGTTTCTGAGGGCTGTTTGAAATTTTGGTCGTTTTCTTGATCCTCGCAACAATAGCCAATGCTATATTAGTTCATATTTTATTTCTAACTGCAAATATAGTGCTATTTATGAGAAAATTAATCCGTTTATGTTATTAATTTAGGCACGACACAAAAAAGAGGAAGGCTTTACACCTCCCTCTTACCTGTTTCAAACGATTTTTCCCAGTTGGTTGTATCTCCTTCTGGATTCGGGCTTTTACCTGGTAAATGCTCTGATAATAGTTGCTCTTTCCATTCCTTGTACGCTTCATCTAAAGGCTTTTTTGTGTCGCAAGCATCCAAGTAGGAATAATGAAACTCCTTCTCATACTCCCAAAAAGAAGCTGCCAAAGGGTGAAAAGTATCACTTTTATACGGATTCTCTTTTTCTCCTTTGTACCAATGGTAATTTGAATAATCTTCCGTTATGCCAGAAAAGAATCCGGCTTTGTTCCAGTTATCAGCCATCTTATTTATTGTTTAAGTTATGATAGAAGTTACCTATAACATCAAGCATATCAATAGGCAACAAATTGAATACATGATCTACTATTTCTTTAGGGATCTCATAGATAGCTGCTGCCATAGATCCTACAATAGCACCGATAGTGTCGCTATCACCTCCCCACGAAATAGCCTTCCTTATTGCATCCTCAAAAGAATTACTGGAAATGATAATTTTCAGGCAAATAGGTACAGTTCCCTGGCAAGTTTCATTAAATACCCCAGCGTAATAGTTTCCGATCATAAACATAGGATAGTACATTTGCATTTCGTTTTCAAGCCCGGATAGGTTTTTGGTAGTGCGCAAATAGTAAATAGCGTGCGCAATCGCTACAGCTCCTTTTATGCCTTCCGGGTGGTTATGGGTTACGATAGCGGTTTCTTCCGCTTCTTTCTTCACTCTATATAAGTCGTCAAAGAACCAAGCTACGGGGCTAACCCTCATTGCAGAACCGTTACCGAAGCTATTATATGGTTGTGGTGTATCTGAGGCTATCCAACGTGCAAAACTGCTTCCGTATGCTCCTTTAGGGTTTGGATATTTTCTACACCATTTCAGTAACGTATCTTCGTAGTGTTCCCCATTGTTGATAGCGTCCGCAATAGCAATAGTACAAATCGTATCATCTGTAAAAGTGCTTTCTTCCGTAAACAACTCAAAGTTATAGTTATCTGTATTGTTAAACTCAAACCGTGAGCCTACAATATCGCCTATTATTGCACCTAACATATTAACCTCCAATTTTAGTATTACCTCTAAATGTTTTCTTCCTTATAAGCACGCCCATACGGATTGTACAATACTTGTTTTGATACTCAACCCGACTTAGATCTACATTCCAAAGACTTTCTTTCTTGATACCTATTTGTTCCTCTGAAAGCTCGTCAAAGATCGCAGCAATAGATCCGAAATAGAAGTGTCTTTTTCCATTGTACGGCTCTCTCAATTCTACATGAATAACTTTCGGTAACTTCATAATCCATTCCATTTATTAAAGCGTTCTAATCTGATGCTTTAAAATTATATATTGGCTTTATCGTATCAATGATCTCAACTGTATCAGTGATAGCATTTTTAATCTCTTCCATAGACTTATACGCTTGTGGGGCTTCATCTATTGTCGCTCTACTTACAGAAGTGGTATATATTCCGTTCATAGATTCTTGGTATTCCTCCATACTAAGCAACTCCTTTGCTTTACTCCTACTCATCAAACGTCCGGCTCCATGTGGGGCTGAATAGTTCCAGTCCGGGTTTCCTTTCCCAACACAGATAAGGGAACCATCACGCATATTTATAGGTATTAATAGCTTCTCGCCTAATTCAGCACTCACAGCACCTTTTCTAAGGATCATACGGCTAAAATCAATATAGTTGTGTATGGTTTCAAATCTATTTACCTCAGTAAATCCCATCCCATTAATGATAATCGCTGCCATAGTAGCACGATTAAGTACAGCAAAACGTTGTACTATTGCCATGTCATTAATATAGTCGTGAAAATCACCACCTGAAAGATGTGCCAGCTCTTTGTCCTTACCAGGAATTGAAATATTCTTAATCGCTTCCTGAATATCCCTTTCCCTGCCTTCTGCTTTCAATCTGGCAATAGTATTGCGTACTTCAATCGCCCGATCACTTTCTGTATTTGCAGCCAAATTTTGATAGTGTTTACAAACATCGCCTCCCAACTTTCTACTGCCAGAGTGAATAACCAAATAGTACCTATGGTTTCTTTCTGAATAATCCACCTCTATAAAATGATTACCGCCTCCAAGTGTACCGAGTGAGAGATAAGCTCTATTTAAATCTACTTGCTTTGCACATCGTAGGTTTGAAAAATCAAAATTTGCCTTTTGAGTATCATGTATATTAAACCCATTGGGAACCGTTTCCCTTATAATGGAATCCAATTTCTCACAGTCTATATATTGATCTGCCAATTCTACAGTAAGCATACCGCAACCAATATCAACACCTACCAAGTTTGGCGTTACTTTATCGGTTATTGTCATTGTAGTACCAACAGTACACCCCTTACCAGCATGGCTATCTGGCATTATTCGTATAATAGAGTTTTCATAGGCAGGATAATTAGCCAGCCTCTTAATCTGATCGTATGCTTCGTTCTCAAAAGTTTCAGCAAAGATCTTGACTTCCTTTCCTGAATGTGTTCTAATTATTCTCATGTCAAATACAAATATAGTTTATTCTATTAAGTATAACAAATAAAATGCTACTTCTTTTTACTTAGTAAAGTAACGTGCCGTTTTAATTCTTTATGTAGATACTTGTTTTCGCTCTGTAGCTCTTTTATGATAGAATTACGCTTTTCAAGTTCTTTGTTATATCGTTCACGTTCAAATTGAGCAAACGTAAGATCCTCATTCCTACAAGTACAATCCCGTATATCATTGCTCAAAACAACAGCCCAACAACAAGGTATTAAGACTTTGCCAGCTTGCTTATCGTATATGTAATGGCACTTACTCATAAGTTTATCCTTTCATACGTCCTAAGAAGGATAGTTTTAATACATCGTATTGCTGACCTATAACGGCAAACTCCAACATAGCGTTATTATCCAAAAGATCGTTAATCCTTAAAAGTGGATAATCTTCTCCAGCACGGCTTACATACCCCTCTTGTGAAATATCATCTATTATGCGCTCATCATCGCATTTGCCAAAATAAGAATCAAGGCTGCTTATGATATGTTCTTTCAAATAAGCCTCACTATATACAGAAGCTATTTTATCCTGTTTTCTAAGTGCGTATCTCATTCCTCAACTCCTTTCGGTTTGTTTATCGGTTTCCAATGGGTTATCTTGTAGTCCTTGTAGTTGCAGGTTATTTGGTCTAAATAATCTTCCGTCCACCCGTATTTATTGTAATAAGCTGTCAAGTAATCTACTTTCCATTTGTTACTACAGCATAGATATTCTACCCTTAAAATGCAATATGTTCCAATTGGTGGCACGTCTTCCGTGTCCTCTTTGCATTCGTGCCAATCTTCAAACTCATTCCAACGCCTTGTGATTTCTTCACAAAGTATGTTTGAACTTTCCACATCGCCTAAATGAATTTCGGCTATTTGGTAATTCATCCCGTCCTTTATACAAAGTTCTGCATCCAATTCATCTGCACCAAACAAGCGTTTTCCTCGTGCTGGTAGGCAAATAAGTTTCAATGTATCAGTATCTAACTCACCTTTGGCGTATGTCCAATTCAATTTAATTTTCATTTTATACCTCCTTTTGCTTTTGTTGCAGCCATTTTACACCTTTTTTAAATCCTTCTACAAACGCATCTGAGCAAACCCTTTGTATTTCGGGTAAACAAACACCTCTACTTCGATTTAGAGGACACGTAGCGCAAGCCTGGCTTCGTCCGTTGGCTTGCTTTGCTGCTTTAGTTATTCCTTTCATAATTTCGACAACCATTGTTCATAAATACGTGTGGCTATCTGAGCCATCATTACGGGTGGAACACTCATACCACAAATGTAGTGTGGCGATAAACCACAAAAATTATAATCTTGTGGGAACGTGGATATATTACATACCTCAGAAGTGGATAGATAGACGGGCTGCTTAAATGGTATCAATGAATCCAGGTGTGCAGACAATGTATAACAAACTCTATCTTCATAACAGAACTGCTGATTAAAAAAGCCACGTTTACCAGTGAGTTTTTTATAGGCTTCTGATAGTGCTATATCCCCTTGTTCCCTGAGTTCAAAAAGTTCTCTCATTCTGCCTTCATAGGCTCTTCCTTTATAATCCGCAAAAGCACCATATACTATAGGATCCTCGTTAAACTCCATGTTTATATATGGTTCTACGTTAAACAGATTAGATACCTTCAAAAAATTGATCCCTAAATCATGTCTAATGCAAATAAAGAAGATCCGTTCTCTTTTCTGAGGAACACCCATTTTTGACGCATCAAGAAGGAAATGCTGACAATAATAGCCTGCGTTATCAAAATCTTTATATATGCGCCTAACATAGTCTATTGCACTTCCCATAAGTAAACCTTTCACATTTTCGGCTACTACAACTTTTGGTTGTAATACCCTTGCTAAAGCTATGAAATCAAAGAAAAGCGTATCAAGAACTTGTGCAGATTGCCCCTCTCTGAATTTCTTTTCTTTACCCCAATCCTTTTCACGATTTCCGGCAATGGAGAAGGTGGAGCATGGGGAAGAACCGTCCAAAATATCCAAATTGTAAAGATCGGGCGGTAGCTCTCTCTCTCTCTCTCTCTCTCTCAATGTTCGTATATCTTCCAAAAAATTATATCGGGGTGAGTGGTTAGCCACATAA